ATATATTCCCAATTAGCCATGAAGTCTGTTCCGCCACCACCAGCAATTTTGTAATTTTCTAAACTGTCATCATGTGCTGTATAGTCTTGTTCATTGTGTACTTCTGTATCAAAGCACCATATCTTAATATTGTAATCTGAATATTGCGACATAATATTTTGTATTTCGCCTAAGAATACTTTTACTTGTTCATCTCTAATAGAACCTGAAGTGTCTATAGCAACACACACATCAATTGTTTCATCATTTTTTGTGCCAGGTAATACTGCACCTGTGTGCCATGCTTTTCTACTTGGTCGAGTAAATGTGTAATCATTTTTAATTACACTCTGTATCTGTGTTTGTAATACTTCTCTCCAATTCATTTTAGGTTCTGTAAATTGCTTAATCACTCTTTCAACTTCTTTAGGCAAGTTACCTGCTCCGGCAGTTTGTGCCGCCTGCAACATTGAATCTTTAATCTCATCTTTAATTTTTTCTAATTCTTCTTTAGAGTACGTAGGTTGCTGACTGCCTTTGCCATCTTTATCCTTTTTATCACCACCACCAGGAGTATTGCCTTTCTCCCAATCGATGTGTTCATCTAAAAGTTTACCTAGTTGCTCCATTTTTTCTTTACCTTTTTTATAGATGTCATCATACACTGCTTCTGAAGTCCAACCATCATATTTCCAATCTTGGAAAATTTGTATGTCCTTAGGTTTCTCGCCTATGTTATCTCTACACAAGGTATTGTTTACAATGTAATCACAAGCAATATTATGAAGTTGTGGATCTCTATCTTCACGTCTTGTCATGTGATCAAATACACAATGAAGTATTTCATGTGCAATTACGAATTCTATTTCTTTGTTGGATAATTTGCTAAAGAAATCTACATTATAAAATAAGTTTCTTCCATCAGTAGCCGCCGTTGGGCACCATTCATCACATTCTTTTATTTGTAATCTTGTTGCCATGTTGCCGAAAAATGGATGTCTTAAAAGTAAACCAACTCTTGCAACAACAATTTTGTCAATTACTTCGGCTTTAAGTCTTTTGTATTCTTCTGGGGTAATCTTTGTTTTTTCCATTGTGTCCATCATATTATATTATACAATTTTTTGGTATTTTAGTCAACCTGTTTTTGGTATAGGGCACCGTTAAAAGTGCCCTATTGTCAGCACTTTTATTTGATTGATTGAGCGGCAGTGACATATTTGCCATATTTTTCGTGGAACTCATCAAAACACTTGACCTTATCAGGATCAATAGGTAATTGATACTGCGTTAGAGCAAGTTTAATACCCATTACAACAAGTTCGGTATCAAAATTGTCCATCATAAATCTAAGAAACTTATTGACCTTGTCGTCAAATTTCTTATCTTTCTTATCACAAGCGTCTTTTAGTTCATAACACAATGAAACCGTAAGTGAGTACATAGCACTAATTTCCTTAGATTTCAATGTGTCTACTTTACCATCTAAAATCTCAGATGGGTTAGGCAACTTACTTGCCACTTTTCTGTGAGCCATGAACTTAACTGCAAGTCCTTCGCCCACTGCACCACTAACCATGTCAGTAGTTGTGCTTTCGTCCAATTCATCTGCTAGTAATTGACTAACAAATGACCAGGATCTCGGAGTTGCAAAAGAACGACTTGGCGACTTTGGATCAAAGTCATATAAGTCCTTTTTGCTGAAAGTCAAATATCCTAAAACATCTTTATGGATGCTTTTGTCGACCGCCCATTCAAACCAGTCATCAAATTCAACTTTCATCTCCAAGTGAATGAATCTATTTGCCAACGGAGCAGGCATTCTGTAAGTTACACCTTTGTCTGCCTCTCTATTACCTGCCGCAATAATAACAACATTGTCAGGTAGGCTGTATGTACCAACTTTTCTGTTTAAGATTAATTGATATGCCGCCGCTTGTACACTAGGTGCCGCGGAATTCATTTCATCTAAAAACAAAATAATACACTTATGTTTTTTGGCTAATTTCTCATCTGGAAGTTCTGATGGTTGAGCCCAATCCATTGTATTCTCTTTTGAATTGAAATAAGGGATACCTTTAATATCTGTAGGCTCCCATAAACTTAACCTAATATCAATAACATGGGCATCCATGCTATCACCAATTTGGTGTATAATTTCGGATTTACCAATACCTGGGCCTCCCCATAAAAATATTGGTCTTTTAATTTTTAGTGCGTGTAAGATACTAGCCTTTGCCTTGTTTGGGCTAACTTGTCTAGTTCCTATTGTTTCTTGTGCTTTTGGCATATGTTTGTACTCCTATATTAACTTGTTGTATAGTATTATAATATATTCTGCTACCAAAAAAGTCAACCACAAAGATTGGTTAAAAACGTCAAGGTTTATGCGGGTAATTTGACCTGTGGATAATTATTCTGCGGATTCTAGTCTAGATATTGCTTTATTCAGACCATATTTTCTAATATCTCCAGAAAATAGCATTAATTCCATTGCTTTTCTTTCATTGGTTACGACTATACCGTCTTCTGCAAGAAAATATGGACAATTAATATATTTGTCTAAAAATATAATCACTTGAGTAGTAAGAGTAAAGTCCATAGGAAATGGAACTTCGTAAACTTTTATTTCTAATTTTTCTGTAATAAATTCAAAGCCTGCATCAGTTAATCTTAGTCCACCAGATCTTCTAGTATTTTTCCACCACACAGGCATATATTCTTTCATAGTATTTTCACCAATAGAAATGTTTGCCTGTTTTAGGAATATTTTAGTGTAGGCTTCTTTGGATATCATTTTTCACTGACAGTTTCACCCTGGGTCAATTTGACCACCGTGAATTCTTCAGTGTTGAACATAGTGTTCAATTTTTTTGCTAGATTGAATGCGTGTCCAGGATTTGAAAAAGAGACCTTTTTGTATTTGGGCCCTGGATAATTGTTCAATAGATTAGATGACTTCAAATTGAAGGGTTTGTTTTTATAGAAAACTGCCCAAATGGCGTCCGCCGCCAAAACTTGCTCAGATTTGTAGTCGCTTTTGTTGACGTTTTCTAATAGTATCGTGGGTTTAGGTCTACTCATAATATAACATATTTAGCAATTTTTTATGTATATTATTAGTAGTTAATGGTTTACAGACTTCCGCCGTCCACTTTCACTTCTATTTCTTGGTCTGAATCGCCTTTTGCAATTAATGACTCGTAATCCCCAGCCAGTCTAGCCAACACTGTGCCAAGTGCATATGACACTTCTTTAGCACTTGCAATATCCAATGTAACCTGTTTTTGTTGTGACTGGTCAGCATTTTTAATCTGCTGAAGCAGTCTTTCAATGGATGCTGTATTAATGGGAGTTCTTGTTTGCATTTGCTAACTCCTGTTTCATTTCTAATTGCGTTCTAAAAGGTCCTTTGAATGGGTATCTATCAAGTGTTAGCATTTTAGGGCAAAAACTTCTAACCCATCCTTTTTCAAATTTGATGATATAATATCCTGCACAATATAAACTTTTAGATTTTTTACTTTTTGTAAACAAAGGCAGTTTCTTTTGAACATCAAAAATCTGATTGAATGCTTTAAACTTGCTTGGGTAATCATATACACTTACTTCTTTAACAGTTTTAGTTGGTTCAGCAGTTTGCTCTAGTGTAGAACCCCACATCCAACTCCCATTAAACTTGTTTTGTAATTGTCTTTGATTGTCAAATATCATTGTGCCTGTATCACAACTAAACATATATCTTCGATCTTCTTGTTTACATATTGTTCCAAGTTTTCTACCGTCTTCTTCTAGTATCCAAAAACGACCATCTAATATTGGTTTAGCAAAATACTTTGTAACCATGTTATTCTCCTTTTTTGTATCGTGCATTCAAAGGCTCTGCATATGATTCTGGTGAATCTGCAATTCTTTGCATATCCCATTTTGCACAAAATTTAATTAATTTCAAACCTACTTGTTCTATTTCTTTCTGTGTTGCTTTAGAAACAGTTTCTTTAATCTTATCTTTAATGTCGTCAGGCTGTGCAGTCAAGTCACATAGTTGTACATTCCTATTGTAATCATCAAGCACTCTATGTTCATTGCCTTCATGATCTACCCATCTTTGTAACATTAAATTGTTCCAGTTGTATCCTTTTGATTCTCTATCTGCAAAGGCTTCCTGTAAGCCAACTTTCTTTTTAGTTCCTTTTGTTCTTACACCAGGGTAAGCAGAAAACACATTATCCGAACTGTCGCCTCTCATACATTTTTCAAATAGTAACCACTGCGGATTAGGAGCAGGCTTTTCTTCTTTTGTTTTTTTATCTAAAACACGTTTGCCTTTATCATCAAAGTAGCCTTCATGCGTAGTTGTGACGTCTTGTATTCCATTAAATTGTTTTACATTAGGTGCAATTAGTTGTGCAAAGTCACCATCTGTTGATACTATTACGTGATTGTCGTTAGGATGTGCTTGAATCCAACCAGCAATCAAATCATCTGCTTCTAATTGTTCATGTCTTAATACTGTGCAATTAGTTTTTTGGTCAATAAAGTCTCTAAAATTATCAAATGTTTCCCAAAACACTTCGTCTTCTTCAACTTCAGTTTCTGTTCTTACTGCTCTTGCATCTGATCTATTTCTTTTGTAAGGTGGATAATGATCTTTACGCCAACTTCTTCCTTCCAAACAAAATACAACATGACTGCCGTCAAAATCTCTCCAAACTTTACGTATTGAATTGAAAGTAATGTGTAAAGCCATACCTATTTTTTCATTGAGATCTCCTCGAATCACGTGTCTTGCTCTAAAAAATGTATTTGCAGTATCAACTAAAATATATGTCATGCGTTAAACTCCAATGCGTTTGTGCGGTCACCTTCATAAAAATTTGTATCAAACAAATCAAAAGCCATGCTGACTCTTTCACTATCATCTTTGTGTTCATCTGCTTGATGAAATATGTAACTGGGAAACAATGTTAGTCCTCCAGCAACGTTCTTTGTTTCGTATACCATTCTTGGATTAACAGGATTATGATATACAGTCTGCGTTGCGTAGTCTTCTAAATGAAAATTGCCACTCAAATACGAAAAATGTTTTGCGCCATGATTGTGTATAGTGATAGGTTGTCCTTTCCTAATCACATTTGCCCAACAAAACATAATGCATTTTCTTGGTTGCGTTTTATGTTCATTCATAAAATTTTTATAGGATTCTTGTAACCAACTAAACATATTCTTGAAAGCAGTAACTCCTTCTGTAACTTTAAACAAATTAAAACTGTTGTATTGTGCAGTTAGACTGTCTTTGCCTAAACCAGTTCCACCATCATCTTTTGATTTGTTTTTGTGTTCATTAATAATACTTTTTTCGTTGTCTATTATCCACTTTCGCATAATACCAAGTTCGTCTTTATTTTCGTATTTGTCAAACCATAATGGCAAGTTCCATGTTGGAGCAAACTCATTCATTGGATGCATACTTTTGTGGACCTGTAACATATTAATATTTTCTTACAATATGCTTTCTTAATGCTCTTGTCAATTCTTCAATTTTATCTATAATGCTAATCAAACCAGGATCTGTAATATATTTGCCAGCCTCCTTTGCTTCGTCTCTTAATGCATCATATTCTCTAATTGATATTCTGACCATAGGACTTAAATCTGTACTATGTTCATTCTCATAAGTTAAATCTTGATCGTGAGTGTCTCTACCATGCTCTGCGTGTTTATCTATATCTTCTTTTGACATTGCTTCTCCTTAACTAATTTCTGACTTGTCGTCACTTAAATTTTTTGTAT